CACTAAGACTCGTGGATTCCTTCCTAAGTTGATGGATAAGATTTATGGTGAAAGAGTAGTCTTCAAGAAGAAGATGATACAAGCAAAGAAACAATATGAGAAGACACCGACTAAAGCACTTGAAAAAGAAATAGCGAGATGTAATAATATACAGATGGCAAAGAAGATTCAGTTGAACTCTGCCTATGGTGCTATTGGTAATAACTATTTTCGTTATTATAAGTTAGCTAATGCTGAAGCGATCACCTTAGGTGGTCAGTTCTCTATTCGTTGGATAGAGAATAGAATGAATCAGTACATGAATCGTGTACTTAAAACACAAGGAGAAGATTATGTTATTGCTAGTGACACTGATAGCATTTACCTCAATATGGGTCCTTTGGTTGAAACTGTATACAAGGGGCGAGAGGTATCTAATGAGGACATCGTTTCGTTCCTCGATAAGGTGTGTGATTTGGAATTGGAAAAATATATTTCGAGTTCTTATGAAGCGTTGGCCGAATACGTAAATGCTTATGAACAGAAGATGTTCATGAAGCGAGAGACTATTGCTGAACGTGGTATCTGGACTGCTAAGAAGAGATACATGCTCAATGCTTGGGACATTGAAGGTGTTAGGTTTGCTGAACCTAAACTGAAGATGATGGGTATTGAAGCAGTCAAGTCATCTACACCTGCACCATGTAGGAAGATGATTAAAGAAGCTATTGGTATTATTATGAGTAAGACTGAGGAGGATGTTATCGATTATATTGATGAGAAGAGAAACGAATTCAAGAAGATGGATCCAGCTGATATTGCATTTCCTAGATCATGTAATAATGTTGACAAGTATCATAGCAATCTTTCCATATACTCAAAGGGTACACCTATTCATGTTAGAGGTGCTTTACTATTCAATCATTATATTAAGAAACATAAAGTGGATTCTAAATATACTGCTATCAATAATGGTGACAAGATCAAGTTCTGTTATCTTGCTAAACCTAATCCCATACAAGAGAATGTCATTTCTTTCTCAGGAGATTTTCCTAGAGAATTGGGATTGAATCAGTATGTAGATTATACATTGATGTTTGAGAAATCATTCCTTGAACCACTCAAGGCAATTCTAGATAGTATTGGGTGGCATGTTGAAAAAGTTGCAACGCTTGAATCTTTCTTCACATGATGCTATACTATAACCACAAACTTTTATATTATGGACTTACCTATCAATGATGATGAGTTGTCATATATTGTGACAGCATTATGGAGATGCCGTAAGTCTGAGGATAGATGCAATGACTTGTATACTAAACTCAACTTGGTGAAGGAAGTAAGGGATGATAATCCTGATGGTCCTTATAAGAAAATCCTAAGAGAACAACACGGAATGGTAATCTAATGAAAGAACAACTCCTAAAAGCAGTACTAGCTCATGCTAATGGTGAGATAGCAAAACATAGGGCAAACGTCAATGTTTACCTAGAACATCCAGCAGGGATTGGAGAACACTCTGATATCACAGAAGCAATTCAATGTGAATTGGATAAAATTGCTAGGTATCATGATCAGATAGAAGTGGTAAACAAGTACTTTAAAACTGCTGAGTAATGATTTTTGAACAAGTGAGTCTTGTAACTGGTGGGTTTGATCCCATTCATTCAGGACATCTTCGGTATTTTGAAAGAGCGAAAGATTACTCTGACTATCTTGTAGTTGGATTGAATGGTGATCCTTGGCTCAAGAGAAAGAAAGGACAATTTTTTCTTCCATGGACTGAGAGGGCAGACATTCTTCGTCACTTAGATATGGTTGATGCTGTTATCTCTTGGGATGATAGCGATGAGTCTGCTTGTGGTGCTATCGCAAAATGTTTGGAAATTTCTGATACAGTTATCTTCTGTAATGGTGGTGATAGAGGTAAATTAAATACACCAGAGTTGGATAGTTATAGTAAGAATTCTAGAGTAGAGTTTCATTATGGTGTTGGTGGAACTGAAAAGTTGAATAGTAGTTCTTGGATTTTACATAACTATTTCAACCGCCAACGTAAACTATTAGGAATATGATTTTTTTATCAAACCCATCTGTGTATACACTACCAAATACATGGGAGAAACAACCACTAATTGAACCAGGACTTGCAATACCAATTTTCATTGGAGCAATTGTCATTGGTTTATTGGGTTATGGTATATACATGACCTTTGGTGCAGGTAAGGAAGGACTCAGAGATGAGATTGACGAACATGCTAAAATGCATGAACTAGGAATTGCTCATGGACATGAAGGCAAGAGAGCCTATGTTACTGAGACAAAGAAAGATTATCCAAAACACAAACATGAGGATTAGTAATGGACTTATTGAATGAGATTGTAAAGGAGATTGGATCTGATTATGCAAAGATTGCATCAGAGGAAACCGATACCGAAACCTATATTGATACTGGATCTTATGTATTCAATGGATTAGTATCAGGATCTTTATCTGATGGTGGTGTATCTAACAATCGTATTACAGCAATTGCTGGTGAGACTTCAACTGGTAAAACATTTTTCTCTTTAGCAGTAGTGAAGAATTTCTTAGATAATAATCCTAAGGGTTATGTTTTATATTTTGATACAGAGTCAGCAGTCAATAAAGATATGCTTGAGGATCGTAAGATTGATACTAAGAGAGTAGCTCATATTGAGGTTGTTACTATTGAAGAGTTTAGATCGAAGGCACTCAAAGCAATAGACATATATCTAAATAAGCCCATAGAGGAACGCACTCCCTGTCTATTCGTGTTAGACTCCTTGGGAATGTTATCTACCGAGAAAGAGATCAGAGATGCATTGGACGATAAGCAAGTCCGTGACATGACTAAATCTCAGTTGGTCAAGGGTGCGTTCAGAATGCTTACTCTCAAACTCGGCCAAGCGAATGTCCCACTCATTGTCACAAACCATACGTATGATGTCATCGGAGCTTATGTTCCAACTAAAGAGATGGGAGGAGGTTCGGGACTCAAGTATGCAGCTAGCACAATCATATATCTCAGCAAGAGCAAAGAAAAGGTTGGCACGGAAGTCGTCGGAAATATTATCAAAGCGAAGACTGTCAAGTCTCGTCTAAGTAAAGAGAATAAGCAAGTAGAGATACGTTTATTTTATGATGAACGTGGTCTAGACAAGTACTATGGACTGCTAGATTTAGCAGAGAAGTATGAGATTGTGAAGAAAGTTGGAAATAGATATGAAATTGATGGTAAGAAGGTGTATGCTAAGGAAGTGTATACCAATCCTGAAAAGTATTTCACTGAAGAAATCATGGAACAACTTGAGCAAGCAGCTAAAAGTGAGTTTAGTTACGGGGGTACCTAATGACTGAACGGGTTGCATTGACAATTCTACAGAACCTTATACATGATGAAAAGTATACCCGTCAAGTAATTCCTTTTATACAATCTGACTATTTTGAAGATAGATCTGATAAGGTTGTATTTGAAGAGGTATCAAATTTTCTGGATAAGTATGATAAGCTTCCTACAAAGGAAGCACTTCATATTGAAGTACAGAAGAGAGTTGATATCACAGAGGATGAGTTCTCTAAGATTGAGCAGTTAGTATCATCACTCAGTGAGTCAGGATCTGATTCACAGTGGGTGCTTGATACTACAGAGTCTTGGTGTAAAGAACGTGCCATATATTTGGCATTGATGAAAAGTATTCAAATTGCTGATGGTCAAGATGACAAACGCCAACCTGATGCTATCCCCAGTATCTTATCAGAAGCCCTTGCAGTCGGCTTTGATCAACATGTGGGACACGACTACCTCGCTGATTCCGAGGATCGCTATGCATATTATCACAAAGTCGAACGTAAGATCCCCTTTGATCTTGACTACTTCAATAAGATTACTTCGGGTGGACTCAGTGATAAAACGCTCAACATCGCTTTGGCTGGCACTGGTGTCGGTAAGAGTTTGTTCATGTGTCATGTCGCTGCCAGTGTTCTCACCCAAGGTAAGAATGTTTTATACATCACACTTGAGATGGCAGAAGAGAAGATTGCAGAAAGAATTGACGCTAACCTTCTCGATTTTATACATCACACTTGAGATGGCAGAAGAGAAGATTGCAGAAAGAATTGACGCTAACCTTCTCGATGTTAACATCAGGGACATACAGGAATTACCTAAACAAGTCTTTGATAAGAAGATCAATAAGATAGGATCTAAAACTAAAGGTAAACTTATAGTTAAAGAATATCCTACTGCATCTGCACATGCTGGACATTTCAAAGCATTGCTACAGGAATTGAAGTTGAAGAAATCATTCAAACCTGATATAATATTCATAGATTATTTGAACATCTGTGCCTCATCAAGATACCGTGGAGCAGTCAACGTCAACTCCTACTCCTACGTCAAAGCAATCGCAGAAGAGTTACGAGGATTGGCAGTCGAAGCTTCTGTCCCATTATTTTCGGCAACGCAGACTACTAGGTCTGGTTTTGCTAGTTCAGACCCTAATCTTACTGACACAAGTGAATCTTTTGGTCTTCCAGCTACTGCTGATCTTATGTTTGCCCTTGTTAGCACGGAGGATATGGAGAACCTTAATCAAATAATGGTCAAGCAATTGAAGAATAGGTACAATGATCCTACTATGAATAAGAGATTTGTTGTTGGTATTGATCGTGCTAAGATGAGATTATATGATGTAGAACAA